GCCCTCGAAAAGCTGTCTGAAGCCGGTCTCAGCGTAGACGCGGGCGACAAGCTCGATCTTGGCTTGCCCCATATCCTGCACGCCCTCAAAGCGCGTGGCAGTCTCTTTATAAAGCTGGTCAGCGGTAAAGCCCTGGATGCTGCTTTGGTTGCCCAGGGTAATACCCTTTTTCGCGTCGATGTATTGGACGATTTGTAACGCTGAATCTCCTATGTACGGTGTGACGATAGGCATTAGCGCCTCACCTGGCGCACCGTCCACCCTGATCACACCGTCAATCTGGTGAGTCATCAGGTCATCTAGGTCTACTTTTCCACCGTCGATGCTGCCTGCACTGTCGTCAACCGCCATTCTAATACGATTCACAGCGTAGATATTGTCCATGATCCTACGCTCGACGGCAGACTTTTGGAGCTGGACTTTAGACGCCTGCTCGCCGCGAGACTTACCAATTGCGGTGTGTGGCATTAGGACTTGAGACAGGATTGCATAAGGCACAATGCTGTATGGCTCATTCTCCAAAATCTGCTCGCCGCATTTAACGATCATGCGCCGCTCAGGGATGCCGTCACCGTCAAAATCAACCAGCGGGTAGAGGTATTCAATCTCTACTTCGTCGTTCGTCCAGTGCTCGCCCGTTCTAATATCCGTGCCTTGTTCGTCAAAGCGGCGCTGTTCCATTTGGGAGCGGGTCATACCCTTCACAGTCAGCTTTTTAACCAGGTCTTTCTTGTAACCATCGGCTAACAGCTCACCTTTGCGTTTTGTGCAAACGTCACCGACTAAAACTGCGTCATCTTTGGACGTTGCGCCACGCGAAATAATGAATGATTCTACCGGCACACCCGCTACAGTGATTCGCTTTTCTTTTCTGATGACGCGAAACTTTACATCGAACGTTTCGTTGTCGTTTTCCTTTTCTGCCTCAATTTCGACGCGCTGTACTTTGTCCTGTTTCTTCAAGTCTTCAGTAACCAACGCGAACTCGTCAGCCGACAACCCCTCATACTTCACATATTCAGGTTTCTCGCACTCTGACGAGTAAAATTTAACGACCGAAATCTTTGAAAAGCCGGGTTCTTTAAGCCAGTCATGTAGAGTCTTAAAGCTATCCTTCTGACCACGAATCAGATAATGGGCATACTCGGTTTTTTGCCGTGCTTCTTCTGCGTCTTGCTGGCCAAATGGCTTAAAGTGCATGATCTTGTTAGCGCCCAGGAAGATACGCGCCAGGGCGGGCATGTCAGATTCGACCATATCATAGTGATCGGTTGCGACCACCTGAGAACGGCCCTCTATCTCATTGCCATAGGGTTTCTGTTCGTAAGAGTCGTATAGCTTACGGTTGGCAGCCATGAACTCATCTGACGCACGAATGCTGTTAGCAAGCTGCGCCTTGAGTATTGTCAACAGCTCCAAATTCGTCATCTTCATCTATACGATTCCAACATTGTTGTAACGCAGTTTTTTGCGTTCGCGTGGTTCCCTCACCAATGAGGGGAATAATTCAGTAAATGCCCAGATCATCGCATCTGCGCGGTCGGGGGATTTCAAGCCCTGGTAGCCCTGAACTGACATAGCGCAAAGCTGATCTTCAAGTTCTGGAAAGTAGCCAACGTGGTGTATTTTGCCTTGTTCGTATAGGGCGCTTATTGGCTCAGCCCTAACGACCTTGCCGCGTGTTGCGGTCACTTCGGAAAACGGTATATTGGGATCAGCCGCCCTTAGAACTGCTTCGACCATTGCACCGCCGTAGTTGCGTTCTGCAACCACTCTATCCGCTTTGTGCCGCTTGTATGCGTCTGTAGCAATCTTGCCCCAGGTCTGCGGCCCGTATCGCCCTGATAGGTCTTCAAGCAGGTAGCCGTGGCTGTCTGTACCCAAGGCCGCCACAACTATCCCTACCTCGTCAGACCGCGTGTCATCCGGCCCAGAACATCCAGACGGATCGACCGCAACCACGATCCTCAAAAAGTCAGGCAGGTTGTCACCAACGCGCCCCAATCGACGGTTTTTAGCAAGTAGCTCGTCAGTCCAAAGCGCCCCGTCGTCATCGTCGGCAAACTTGCCAAGCAAAAACCTGTTACGCGCTTTTTCCGGCAAGCTATCGAGAATCGCCAGATACCCAGGGGCGAGATTTTCCTTATTATCTGCCGGATTGATTACGTAAAACTGGTAATTATCCGGGTTCGCTTCCGGCTGTTTGGTTTCCGGGTTGATCTTTTTGATAAACCGTAGGTACGTCCAATGCCGCTTAGACGGCGGGTTAAAGTCGTAATACGCTTTCAGGTTTAGCGTTGTCAGTTGTGCCAAACGCGATAGAGCCAGAACGATTGATCCGAATGGAATCTGCGAGCACTCATTAAAGTAGATCGTCGCGTATTCCTGGCCGAGAACTTTTTCCGTACGCTCCTTGTCATCCAAGCCGCCGAACCAGATTTCAGAACCGTTCGGCAACCGCAAAAACCAATCGGTTTTATTAAGCTCACACTTACCCCACAGGCAGGGGAAACAAAGGCTAAAAACCTTTGGCAAGGTGTCGTAAATGATTGACGCCTTGATAGCATTAAACCTGAACCGGAATATCGCGTGTCGTGATCCTTCAGCCTTTAGCGCTCTGAGTATCACCGCACGGACGAGTAAAAACGTCTTGCCACTTCGAGACCCACCACCCAAGCCACAATGGACGGCCTGGGTTATCAGACAGTCAAGCGCCTTATCCTGCGCCGCTGTCAGCCTAAATTGCTGCGTCTTTTCCATTGATGATGATCTGTAGTGGGCTTTCCTTGTCGCCCTTCACTTCGATGCTAGATAGGTCTGGCAAAGACTTTTTCAGCAGTATCTCCATTGCTCTAAGTTGCTCTTTGCTTATGTGCACCTTGTCATCACCGTTGGCAAACGCAATTAGCCGGTTGATGATCTGAGACGACTGGATGCGTGACCTGACACTATCTGACCACTCGCGTGTAGAAAGCCCTGAAGCGATCCTGGTTGACGGGCTTTTGCGTCCTTTCGTGGCCCGCTCAGCAAGCGCCTTTTCGGTGTATGGTTTTGCTTTTGCCATGGTGCACTCCCGTAGGTTGGTGCCGTAAAAATTAACTGGTGATCGTAACGTTAAAGTTAGGTGAGCCTGTGACTACAATCTGGCAATCTATGTTGTCATCAAGCTCAAATTCATACGGCAGAGTTGTAATTGAGCCGTTAGCAAATGCCGTTGCACTTGCCTGGTCGTTGAGATATTTAACAGTGCAAGCTGTTCCCAGGCTTGAACCGTTGAAATGAAAAACACGCTTACCGTTGGTAGCTCGTAGTCCACCGAATCCGGTTGTGGTTTTATCGTAGGTTCCTGCTGCTGTAATGTCCGGCATGTCGTCACCCCTTACGCCAGCGTAAATACGCTAGACCCGAAATCGATAAGCAATGCTTCGGTATCTGCAAGCGTGATGCTAGAACTGTAATCGTAGTAACCGATTAGCGGATCAGCGGGCGAGGTCGGAGTGTCGTTGTACAGAACAATGTAGCGGAACGGCCCGACGGGGCCACCTGAAGCGGTTAGAGTCAGGTCCGTGGCTACAAGGCTATAAGTGCCGCCAGTCTGACTACTTGAGCTGATCGTAACTGTTCGGCTTGAACAGTATGTGTACGCTACCTCTGTAATATCAGATAGCGTAGAGTTGCTTGAACTAGGCGCTGAGTTTGTAAGCGCCACCTTGATGGTGTCGCTTCCGAGGTTGTGAACCTTCTCCGCGCAATTTTCAACAAAACAATTGAACTTGTTAAACGTTGGCATGATTTCTCCTTATGCGGCTGCCCATGTAGCCGTAGATTTACTTTGAACAACCCACTCTGAATACGCGGAATAGTCGATTTGCACACTTGTTCCGGTGAGATTGAACTCCCCATGATCGGCAACAAGCGTCAGGCGTTTTTGCAATGCTGCTGACGTACCGGAAAGCGTAAAGGATCCGCTTTCTGCCACGATCTTTCTGGACACCTTTAAGTGAGTTGCCGTCCCGTTTAGCGTAAAAGCCCCCGGCGTCGCGCGGAGCAGGTACACACTAATGATCGTTGCGTCCTGTCCGGTTAGCGCGAACGATCCCGAATCCGCCGCCAGTACCCTCGTAAACGTAAAAGATGCGTCCGTCCCGGTCAGAATAAACGTTGCCGGGTCACATACAATTCGGTAAGCGCCGAATGCTGACAGGTCTACGTCAATGCCGGTTAACGTAAAGCTGCCGCTATCTGCTGCAATCCTGCGCGTAAATACAAACGATGCGGCAGTGTTTGGCTGGCCTACAGTAAACGATCCGGGGTCACACGATAGGTAGTAATAGTAGTAGTAGGTCTCTGGTGCCCCAACAAAGCCATCCTCTTGACCGAGAATCGCCATAGTGTTACTCCGCGATTACCTGGACTGGCGCAGACCAACGGCATGATCCAGAAGCATTAGATGCCCACATGTAATAACCCTGATCACCAGTCTCAAGTGCGCTGATGCTGCCGTATTCGAGTTCGGTGTCGTCCAAATCGTATTCGCCGTCAACGATGGTTGCATCGATATCATAAGCAAGAACTGATGGGAATGGAGTCGCCGGGGGCGTTCTAGGGTTCCCGCTACCGATTACAATGAAAATATCACCAGCGCCAACGTCATAGCTGTTATAGGCATACGGGTCGCCTAGAGACTGGCGACAAGTTAACAAGCTATCACCTGCGAACCTGATCAACTTAGAAGACATGGTAGTCACATCAAACGTATCTGAAACGCCGCCGATTGTCAGTGTTGCGGAAATGGTAGCGTTGGCAGTGCTTGATGCTGGAATACTTACACAAACTTTAGCGCCTGGCGCTACTGTTCCGGACGTTGATTGATAGGGGCCATTGTTCTGATTCCACTCGGCCCCTGAACCAG